TGTCCCTCTGTTAATGAGAAAGGGAGTTAGCCAATGGTACAGTCAACCTTTTATGGGTCCTCTGATGCCTTTGGCACGGCGTCTTTGGTCTCCGACGAAACCCTTAACGGGATTTTGAAGAAGATCGAAGCTGAGCTGAACCCTAGTAATAGGGATTTGCTCAAGCAAGTTGTGAAACTTGCTGTCCGTCTTTATATCCTTCATTCTCTCAAGGTTAACAGCCCTGAGCGTTTAAAGGATATGATTGATTCCCTCATCTCAGAAACATTAGGACACACCCGCGTGGTCTAACCACGATGTTGTAGAAATGTATGAAAACGAAGCAGATTATAAAGCAATGTGACATAAGCTATGAAATTGACTATAGTCATTACATAGTGACTCCTACGAGCACCACCTTTGATGGTGGCAAGCTCCAAAGAGTCGATCTTGTCGCAGCCGTGGTATCAGATCTAACCTTCGGTGATAATATTGCCGATTGGAAAGATGTGATTCGTCGTGGCGATAACGCCACTACTTCCATGACAGGAACTACAAAACGTGCATCCCGTACAAACGGACATCTTGACGGTCAGGTCCGCTTTTCTTTAATAGCGGATCCTAACTGGAAAGTTATCTGGTTGTACACTGGATACGGCGTTTTTGCTCCTTATGCCTTATTTTCTACTACGTCCATTCCTACATCTTCTGCCACAGCCGAAAATCGGGCGCTTGCTCGGTTCAATGCAAAAGCTGCATCGGTGAACCGCCAATTCCAAGGCGGAGTCTTCTTTGCGGAATTGCATAAGACCTTGCATGGTCTACGCCACCCTGCAGAAGCTCTTTTTAAGGGCATCGAAACCTATAGTAGGGCAGCGACGAAGCTGCGTACCCGGATCGTAAAGAACCGGGATCACTATCGATCTCTGACAAAGACCCAACGACGTTCTGTCGGTAAGTCTTTCACGGAGGCTGCAACGGGACTCTGGCTGGAAAACTCGTTTCACTGGTTGCCGTTAATGTACGACATCCAGGGTGCGGTTTCCGCGTTGGAAGCGTCGTTCGATGGGATGCCTTCTGTTTTTGTTAAGGTATCCGCGAACGATGTTCAAACAACGACCAGTGATCTGGGCTCGAATGCGGTAAGTTTTGTTCTATTGCCGTATTCGTTGACCGAGAAAACTGGTGCCTCCGTACGAATGTACGGTAGAGTCCGAGTGAGGACAAGGCTTCCATTTTGGCCAGACATGGCTTCCCTGGGTTTCGACCCGAGAAGCTTTGTGCCAACCATATGGGAGTTAATTCCTTACTCGTGGGCTGTTGATTATTTCACCAATATTGGGGATATAATCTACGGCATGAGCCAGGGAGGTTGCGACGTCGCTTGGTCCGCGAGGGGGATTAGTCGTTATGTTCGGCGAACGCTTATTGCGCAGCCGGCCTTAACGAAAATAGTCCCCCCACCGGGTTACAAGACTGACTTAGCTTACCTAACTGGTTCTCCGTCCGAGTGGACTAGTGAAAAAGCGACGATAAGTCGCGCGACGTACGTTGGCTCTTACATTCCATCATTGGAATGGAAGGTTCCGGGGCTTAGCCTTAAATGGCTGAACCTTGGAGCTGCCTTCTTACAGCGCTCACTAGCTTTTCTTTAACAGCACTCAGGAATACAAACAAATGTTTGCTCCTACCTCTCCGTGTACCGGTGCACCTATCACCGGCTTTACGTCACCCACCTACACGCTTGGCACAGATTCTGCGCCCGACGTGAATGGTAAAGCGTTTGCTGTGACCGCCTTGGGCGGTACGCAAGCGGGGGTGGTCGTATCCTCGGCCTCCTATCCCTTCACTGTGCTGTTCACGCGTCCGAAGACCGTTCGGCAGTTACCAGCATTGGGATTGAATGGGAGACTTCCCTCAGTGCCGAGAAACACGTATACGCTTGCGGTACGGAAAGGGGTTATTCCCCTCGCCGGCCAGCCTGCGCAGCCGTGTGTTCTCAAGCTGGAAATCCCGGTTCCGGCAGGCTCGGACTTGGCTGACAAAGCCAATCTCCTAGCTGCACTCTCGCTTATGGCGGGAATCCTGTGGGAGCAGTCCAATGAGATCGGTGATAGCATCATTGCTGGTACTCTGTAACAACAATGGCCGCCGCTGCCTGTTTTTCGGGCTCGGCTTCATGATAGGTTTCGACCTTCATGAAATCGCCTTTCTTTCTATTGATTTCCTTAAGGTAATTCAATAGGTCCATTGGACCGAGGATGAACGATCATGGCTATAAGCCCGACCGCTCTTTTCTCAGCTTTCGCTGATGACCTAGAGGAGAATGGGAAAGTAGACTCCGCTGTACTTAGCCGCTGTTTAGCAGCTTTGTCCAGTGAAGACGGCCTACCCAGATCCGATTCCGCACGAGCGTTCATTGAACGCGAATGCGCTATCGACTCCTCTGACGTTACTGTCATTGATGCCGCAATACGCTTTCAGTTGAAAGGTATGTTCTGGAAGTACTTAAGTACTACAGAGACTGACCCGAAATTGGACGCTGTGGCATTGGACAAGTTCTTGAGCGTTAACAAACGCCTTGGACTCTGGCAGTATTCGCCGAATACGTCTGGGGATGAAGAACTGATGGGTTCCTTCAAGGAACTTATTTGGAACTTCTGGAATCCGCAAGGATTTCCCCTGGTTACCAACGACTATGATCTTCTCGATCACGGTCGGACTGGCCCAGGAGTCTCCGTAGGCTCACATGGTGAAGACTTCTATACAAAGATGTTTTCATCACCGTTAGCCTATACGTCAAAGGTCCTGCTCCATGAATACATGGAATGGGCTTCGGAAGAACCCAGTTGGCTAAGCGCGGAGTCAACTCGCGCGAACACCTATGGGGATCCTCTTCAAGTCCATGGAAGTTCTCTCAAATTCGTCCCGAAAGACGTACGTGAATCTCGGACCATTGCTATTGAGCCTTCGCTGAATATGTTTTATCAGCTTGGGCTAGGAGAAATCCTAGAAGAGCGGATCCGCACCTTCTTCGGTGTGGATATTCGCACTCAACAGCTTTGGAACCGAGAGGCTGCGAGAGTAGGGTCTGTTGTTTCCCTTCTGGGAAATAATCGTTCGAGCGGTGGTGAGCCACATAAGTGGTTTGCATCGCTTGCTACGATCGACCTTAAGTCTGCGTCAGATTCCTTAGGGCTTCGGCTCTTGGAATGGGCGCTTCCGCCCGATTTCTACAGAATTCTCTGTAGACTTCGGTCACCGGTCGCCACTGTCGCGGATGGATCTCGCATTGAGTTAAATATGGTTAGTACAATGGGAAATGGTTTTACTTTTCCCTTGGAAACCCTTATTTTCTCTTGCGTCGTTGTTGCTGCCATAAAGTCGTTTGGGATAACTCCCACGCGGCCTTATAGTAGGTTCGGTTCTCCAAACCGTACTGACCTCAAGTCTCTCCCCCAGGGTGAACCTGGCGATTGGGGCGTCTTTGGTGACGACATAATATGTCACACTGAAGTCGCTTCTCGGGTTTTGAGATTACTCTCATTACTCGGGTTTGAGGTTAATAGCAACAAGTCCTTCCTTGAAGGGACCTTTCGAGAGTCGTGCGGTTGTGACTTCTATCGAGGTCATGACATCCGTGCCTTCTATGTCAAGTCGGCATTAGGAACACGCACTTCTCTGTACAAAGCCCTCAATGGCTTCCTGGAGTGGAGTACTCGCACTGGTGTAAATTTACCCAATGTTGGCACTTTACTCCTTACCGAACTTAGAGCCCTAGAGCAGAGAGATCCGCTCTGGGTGCCTTTAGGAGAGGGAAGGGATGCGGGGCTTCGGATTCCCTTGGCGGTTCTGCAAGAACTAAAATGCAGTTCTACCGAGAGGGTCCGGAGGTCTAGCGAGGTCCAATCTCTCATTTATGAGAGACTTGTTCCTCATGCTAAACAACTCCGCATTGGGGATGGCTATGTAGCTGTTCCCAGGAAGTTACGAAGTCGCATCTATAACCCGTATGGGCTAATGGAGGCGTTTCTTCGTGGCGATGTACGTGACGGTAGGATATCAGTTAGGCAATCTGATACCCGATACCGTAAGAGGGAATGTATAACTCCCAATTGGGACTACATTCCTCCTATCCACGACTGGGTTCGCCTAGTCACAGGTAGGGTTGACATGAGGCGGTTGGAGACCGCTTCGAGGGCCCTGTTGCACTCTGTGCTATAGGTTCCTGGGCTG